ATGCCCGCCCTCACCCGCCGCCGCAGCGACAATTCCCATCAGGAGACCTGGCACATCTATTTCGAGGACGTCCGGATCGGCCACATCGGCATGCATTCCGGCGTACCGCTGCACCAGGATCAATGGGGCTGGGGCCTCGGCTTCTATCCCGGCATGGAGAAAGGCCCGCGCGGTGGCTTCGGCGGCACGGCCGCGACGTTCGAGGACGCCCGCGCCGCCTTCGAGGCACGGTGGAAGCTGGTCGAGCCGACCATCACCGAGGCCGACTACGAAGCGTGGCGCCGCGACCGGGACCTGACCGCATGGAAGTACCGCATGTGGGATGAGCACTGCATGATGCCGACGCAGACCCAAAGCGGGCGATCGCGCTGCTTCTGCGGGACCGAGATCGGACTCGGCAGCAGCCTCGAGGAACACGTCATCACCGCTCACCGAGGAATAGGCGCATGAAGCACGTCGAGGCCCGCCCCTACGCCAACCCGGAAGCCGCCGCCCGCAAGCTCCTCGAGTTCGCCGCCGGCGTCGAGCCGATCAACGGCCGCATCCACATCGAGAAAATCAACGCACCGTTTCTGGCGAAGGACGGCTGCAACGCCAGCGGCGCCGAATTCGGCGCCGGGCTCGCATGCGCGATCGAGCTTGGCTGGCTGGAGCTGCACGAAAGCGGCACCTTCGTCACGCTGATGCCGCCGGGCGAAGATCTGCTGAAGCGCTGATGGGTTGGTCCGCGCCGTTCGACACGCCGATCGCGCTGCCCGGCCGCCGCGAACTCGTCACCTTGCGCGACGCCGGCGCCTACATCGCCGCGCTGCCGACGGCGACGCAGCACCGCACCGAATGGCAGGCGGCCGCCGAGGCGCTGCTGCTGGTCGCCGAGGGCGGCGGGGACCCGATGCTCGCCCGCATCGGCATGATGCGCGCGCTCAATGCCGGAAAGCCTGCGCCGGTGGCCGAGCCGCGGCGCAAGCGCGCCAGGACTTACCGGCTGATCCGCTGAGACGCAGCCTGCACTGGGACTTCGCGCATCATGTTCTCCACGCGGGAACATATTGTGACTAATCGAACCGGCTTTGTTCCTCCTCGTGTATTTATACGCGGACAGCCGGAGCGCTTCACGCGCGCAAGGTGTATCCACGCGCGGAAACCTTCCGGCTCAGCGACGTCGAATATCGCATCACCGAGGAAGGCAAGAAGGCGCGGCAAATCAAGGTCGCTGACTACCTTCAGTTTCCGGGAAGCGACATGTTCCACCACGTGTCAGCCGTCAGGGGCGACAGCGTCTCTCTGATTGATCGCGACGGTAAAACGTCCCAAGCCTTCGCCAGCGATATCGACAATTGCTGGATCGAACCTTGAGACAACAGAAAGCCCGGCGCGAGCGTCACCCCGCGCCGGGCTTCAGTCTGGGAGGTTCGACAACACAGAGGAGACGCGAGGACCCCTCACCTAACGTTCTGTCTCGCTGATGGCGGCAACCCACCGGGCATGAACGCACCATCGCGTCGGCCTGCTTGGAAGGCTAGGGATGTTCCGTCACCACACCTTCGTCGCGCTGATGCCGCCGGGCGAAGATCTGCTGGCGCAACGTTAGGGAACGGCAAGGTGGCCTTACTCGTCGATCTCGCGGAGTTTCCTTTCCAGTTCCGTTATCAGCTCGCGAGTGCGATCGGATTCCACCGGGTCGGCCGCCATCTGCCGAGCTATCAAGCGGTACTTCATGATCTTCATTTCGAGTTGCACACGCTGGTTTTTGTTTGCCACGGCACGCATTCCAAACGTCTTTTCAGTAAGACGTTGAAGCCCCGAAAATGTTCATCTTGGATCGAAACAGGCGGGCACCTTAGTACCGCCGCGCCAAGCATCGCTTGTTTGCAGCTAGCTCGACAAAGAGATGGCTGAGCGGCCCGACGGGCCTCCCTCACCGCCTGTTTTGGTTCCTTGGGACCCGTTAGGATTTAGGACTCGCGTTCCCCTGTTTCGGGGCGCACAGTACAGCAATCACCGCCGTGCCCGTGGCTTCGATCGGTGATGAGAACGCCACTCGCGCTCCCGCCCTCTCAGGAATGGAGCAGCGCCATGCAGCGACGCCGTTTCAAGCAAACCGTGTCCCTTGAAGAGCGACTTGCAGACGAGGCCAAGCGGCTTCGCGAAGTAGCCAAATTGCTTCCCCCAGGTATCGAGCGGGATCACGCAATCCGCAAAGCCCGGCAGGCCGAGACCGGCCTTCACATCAACGACTGGCTGAGGTCACCCGGCCTTAAGCCGCCGGAATAGATTGATCTAATTCAAGCGGCGCGCGCCTGTTCGGTGGACCATTTGGCCATGCCCGATACCGACAAACAGACCGGTGGAAAAGAGGTCCAGCCGTCGCCGTTGGATGAGGCCCGTCGCCTCATTGAGGATTACGCCGCAGAGCTTCGTGAGATCATCCGGAAGCTCCGGCGGAAGCCGAACTAAGGTCACCTCATCGCAGTTCCTCACATGGAACAGCGATTGGGCCAAGCGACGACATATTCCTGAAACAAACCGCTGCTTTGATGGGATGACCGGGGCACAGGGGTTTGCATCCTTAGTTATTTTCATTCCCGGGGCTGGTTTTTCTCACGTCGTTTTTGATTTGAAATTAAACTTCGAACAGGGCCACCGCGAGGCGGCCCTTTCTTCTGAGGGCGTCGCTCCCTATCTGAGATTCATGTCTACTGCGTTCGCGTTCTGCCTCCCCACGGCCGCAAAAGTCGTGCCCGCCGGCCCCGACTGGATTCACGAAATCAAGTATGACGGCTACAGGTTGCGCGTTGAGCGCAACGGCAACACCGTGCGTCTCTTCACGCGCAACGGCCACGACTGGACCAAGCGCTTCCCCTGGATCGTCGAGGCCGCGCTGAAGAACCGCGAGCAGCAATTCGTCATCGATGGCGAGGCCGTCGTGCTCGGCGTCGACGGCGTCTCCGATTTCAACGCGCTGCACTCACGCCGGCACGATGACGAGGTGCAGCTCTACGCATTCGACGTGCTCGCGCTCGGCAGCGCGAGAACGGCTATTGCCGGCTATTCCAGCGGGTGTCGTTGAGACGATTGATGCTGTTGAGGACCTGCTGCAGCAGTGCGACGCCGTCTTCGGCGTTCTTCACCATCTCAAAACTGTTCTTCGAGATGTGGCCGAGTTGCTTATAGGCTTCCCACTGCCAGCGCTTTTCCTCGTCGGTATGCTCGACCCGGACCGTAAGGGTTTCCTCGATCCGCACCACGCGAATGCCGTCGTCGATCTTGTCGCGATGGGAATCCTGCAGGCCTCTGCGAATGGCCCAGAACCCGGCCGCGGCGACGATAAGACCGATCACGACGCCCTGCGCCACGGGCCACGGGCCCAGCGCCTTAAGCAGTTCTTCCATTCGCCACCACCCGATAAGCCACGTCGAGCTCGCCCAATACGAACATCGACCAGAAGGGCACTCCGGGCGACATGAAACCCTGGCTGATGGAAATCTGCACCAGCGCCAGGTCGAACTGGACCCACATCACCGCGCAAGCCGCGGCCGTCACCGCGCGGATCATCGGACCAACGCGGCGGCCGCGCACCTGGTGGCCGTTGAGGAGAAGACCGACTAGACGCACCCAGCCGATCGCAAACAGGCAGCAGGCCGTGAACCACGGCGACATGATCAGCGTGATCCACTGGAATGCAGACTCGCGCAGGATCTGCGGCGAGACGAACATCGCGGCCGCCAGCCAAAGCATGGCGACGGTGATAAGCCACTCGAAGCGGCGGCCCTCGAGGTAGTAGTTGAGCAGGCGCATGCGGCTTCAGTCATCATCGCGCGGCTGCAGCAGCTTCTCGATCGCGCTGCGCGGCGGCGGTACCGGACGCGGCTCGATCGCCGGTGGCGCCGGCGCGTAAGGCGGCGCTGGCGCAGGGACATCGGGCGCCACCTCGATCCTGGCGGACGCCGGCGGCAGCACGCGATCGCGGATGCGGCGCACCAGGCTCTTGCGCTTGATCGGCGCCGGCGCCGTCTGGCGCACCGGCGCCGCATCGAGCGCGGGCGGTCGCTGCGCCGGACGCTTCCAGTTGCAGCCACCGACGCCGCCCTCGACCTGGCTGTCGATCCAGTCCTGGTCGTAGGGCTGCCTGCCGAGCACTTCGTATTGCGGCCGCTCGAAGATCCGGCACTCGCCGCCGGCGATCGACGCCGGCCCGCCATGTCCGCACGCCGCCAGCGGCAGCGTGATGATTGCCGCGAGAACTACACGCATTATGAGCACCTCCCCTCGCTCTGGATCCAGCGGCCGCCGCGGCCGCGGCAGTCGCTCCAGATCTTGCGCAGCTCGGTGGCGGCGCCGATCGCGCCCTTGTCCTCGGCCGCGATATCGGCGAGCGCGCGGTCGTAGCCGCGCTGATAGACCTTGTGGTGCCAGACGGCATAAGCCGTGCCGACGATGAGCAGCGGCCCCACGACAGCGGCGATGCGCACGCCCCACGAGGCAGCCTTCCACGCGAGCATGAATGCTTCCATCATTGCCGTTCTCCGGTTTGCACGGCGAGCGTCGAGGTCTTGATCGCGCGCCAGGAATTGTAGGCGATGAAGGCGAGCCCGCCGGCGCCGACCAGGAGCCAGATCTCCGAGGGCACGCCGGTGACGTAACCCCACGCGGTCGAGAGCAGCCCTGGATGGTCGTCGACGACGTCGCGGTGATCGGTGAAGAAGTCCCAGGCAGCCGACACATAGCCGCTGATGGTCTGCCAGACGGCCGTGAGCGCGGCGACGATCGCGCTCCACAGCGCGGCGAGGAAGTTGCGCTTGGCCGGCACCGTTTCCGGCGCCAGCTGGCTCACCACCTTCGGGTCGGCGGCCGCCCTCGCCTCGCTGACCGGACGGAACCAGTTCTCGGTCTCGGCCTTCAACAGCTCGGCGCGGACCTCGTCGGCGATGCCGTGAAACTCCTCGACTGACGACGGCAGCGTCAGCGGCACGCCACGATCATTCAGGAAGCCGCTGAGAGCCCCGCTGGTGCCGCTGCCCCAGCGCCCGTCGATCACGCCGGGGCTGTAGCGCCGCGCCTTCAGGCGCCGCTGCACGTCGAACAGCACGGGATCACCGACGACAGTGGGCTCGTGCGGCTGCACGTTCGGCGGGGCGGCCGCCAACGCCGGCTCATCCTCGAGCTCATCGAGCGGCGCGCCCGTTTCAGGATGCGAGAGCAGCGGCATCGCGCGACCAAAGATCGGCGCCGGCGATTTCGGCTTGCGGCCGCCATTGTCGACGAATTCGAAATGCATCGGATCCTTGCGGCCGCTGTACCAGCCGCCCCACATCGCGCCTTGCCGGCAGAACGCATCGATCACGAATTGCGGCATGTTGCCTTTGGCATAAAGGCCGTTTTCCTCGGCGTTCAAATCGATCGCCGCGGCATAGGCATGGTTCGACCATTTGGTTTGAGAGCCGCGCACCATTCGATGATTGTAGGCGCCGGCGTATTTCGAGACGCCGGCAGCATCGATCTGTTTCTGGTCGCGGCCGCAATAATCCCAGATCTCATTCAACGCCGCGAGCAGCCCAGGCGCCGCCCTGCGATGGAACATGATCGATTTGACGCGACGGCCCTCGTAGTACATCGCAAAGGGCGGAACGACCGGCACCATCTGCGGCGCGATCTCGCCCTTGCCCGGATCGCCATAGAAGGCATTGCGAGCGGCTTGCGTATCTTTCGGCCAGGTCGTCATCGGGAGCCCCAACAAATGGTTGATATGTCATCGTTCGAGAATCGTGGCCGCTTGCGCGGAAAAGTTGTAACAGCTAGAACGTGCGCAGATCGGCGTACGCAATCGGACGCGCCGCCCAACCGCACGCGGAATTCATGGGCCGAGAAAAGCCACCCAACGACCGACTTTTTGGCTTGCTGTTTTGGGCGCTATTGATCGCGATCGGCGGCCTTGCGGCATGGGCCGTCAGAGCCCTGCCGTACTTCAGCTTTGCCGATCTCTACTGAGGAGGAGGCCTAGAACACAGCATCGATCGCGGCGGTCCAGAGCGTCGCGCAGGCATCCGAACCCACACCCGTAAAATGGGCATTGTTGCCGCTGGCCTGCCGGTTGGTCGCACCGGTTAGCGTATCGGTGTCGGGGCCGGCATAGATACCCGCGCCGTTGTTGACAGCCGCCGCCTGCGCCGCTCGCACGTTCGGCAAGGTCACACCGCCCTGTAGGGTCGTCTGCGAGATGAAGATCGGCATGTTGTAGCCGAGGCCACGAACCCCCGAAACCAGATCGGCAAAGCTTGCTGCGTAGGCAGCCTGCGTCGTCGTGAAATCACTTTCACCCTGCATCCATGTGATGAAGGTCGGCGTCAGTCCGCGGGAGTCGAGCCGAGCCTTGGCCGAAACGATCCGTTGCCAGAGCACGCCGCCCGTCGGCTGCCATTGCGCGATCGTGGTGCCGCCGACGCCGATTGGTGCGACGATGACACGCTGAAACGGATTGCCGCCGGACGCGATGAGCTTGTCGCAGGCCCGCGAATTCCAGTTGCCGCCGAACCCCTGGCAACCGAGCGTCGGCGTGTCAGCGGAATAGATCGCGCCGTCATAGCAATTGAAATTCTGCGACTTCGGATTGTTGACGCTGTACTGCGTGTCGTCGTTGCCGCAGGCGCCGGTCGACTGACCAACGGCCAGCCAAACGGCCGTGTTTTCGCCAGGGACGATGGCCTGCGGCTGCACCGGCGTGCGGTACGATTGCACGTTGAAGAGATTGCCGACGATGTCGGCGGTCGGCATCGGATAGGGGTCCGGCGCCGACCCGAGGGTGATGATTTGCATCAGTTCCAACACTCCGCCTGAAGTCCCGACGAGAACGCCGCAATAGTTGCGTCACCCGCGAGCCACGTGGTCGTTCCGGAAGCAGCAGCAGCTTCGAGCCAAACGATTTTGGTATATCCAAGGGCGTAATTTCCCTCCCATTCCGAGGATCCTTGCGTGGCGAGATTCGCCGCAACGATGGGATGTAGACCTCCCTTACCGCTGTTGACCGACGTCGAATTGATGCCGATACCGGTAAACATCAGCACACCACCTGCCGAATGTTGTGACGTTCCGATAGCACGTGCTCGACCGGCACGATTTGACAGACATTGAAGAACTTCGGTCTGATTTGCCGTGTTGGCATGGACTTGCCGAAACGAGAATGTCGAATACGCCCAGCTCGAACCAAGCGTTTCCGCGTTTGCGAACATCTTGCGCGGCGCCGGGTTGTAGGCGTTTGAGAGCAGGCGCCGGAGCTGCGTATCCGACGCCTGGCCGTCTGCCGTCGCGCGGAACGATCCGACGAGCGTAGCTTGTCGAGCCGGAACAGACACGGTATTTCCGGACGCTGAACCGAAGCGCAGGTTTGTCAGGGTGTTCTTGTTGCGGGGGAGCCCTTTGTAAAACTCGTATTCGGAGGTCCCGGCGCCGGTGCCTCGACTTGTATCCGATGCCCACGCTGGTCCGGTACCGAGGACCGCTGTGCTGCCATTCCAATAAACCCAGAGATCGTAGATTTTTCCAGATTGGTGATAGCCCGTGTGACCTGACGTGCCGTCCAAGGCGAGAGTCAGTTCGGCGAATTGCCGTAGAACGTCGTTGGTGCCGTCGAAAATGCGGATCCACTCGCTTGCCGAAGGCGTATAATAAATTGATGCCGCGGCAGCTTGATCGCTTGAGGGCGCGTCAACTCCACTGACCAACGTCAAGCGACCACCGGGCGGCGACATCCCGACAACACCGGAGAGTGAGGCCGCCGACGAGGCTGCGGCGGAAGCCGAGGCGGATGCGGCTGCAGCAGACGCGGTACAAGAGGCCGTGAATGCGCTGGCGTCCGGATTGGCCGACAGCAGCAGCTGATAATGGTCCGTCTGCCAGGCCATCAGCACCTGCGAGCCCGCCAGCAGCGAATTGGCCGCGAGGTCGACGCCGAAGGCATTCTTGATCGCGACCGCGCCGGTGCCGTTGATGTTGATCGTGGTGGGGCCGGTATTGGCCGCGGTCGGCGTCAGCAGAAACAGCTTTGCACCCGGCAGGATCGGGTTTTCGATCGCGGTCGCGGTGATGGCGTTGGCGGTGCCGCCGGTGACGTTCAGATTGACCACGGTCTCCCAGAGATCGCCGATGCGCGTCCAGGTGCCCGACCCGCTCGCGCCGGACTTTTGATAGAGGCCGTTATAGGCCGCCGTTGCGTCATTGTAGACAAACGACAGCGTGCCGGCGCCATGTGCAAGGTCGCCGTTGAGCAGCGCGAGCGTCGAATAGCCGAGGCCGACCTGCCCGATGGTCGACTCGAGGAACGAACCCCAGGCGACGACGTCGTCCTTGTTGACCGGGTTGATTCCCGACCCGGGCACGCCGTTCGTGACGTAACGACGGAAGATTTCAGCGGCTGTCTTGATCGGCGGCATGCCTGGGGCCTCAAACGGTTGCGGTGAAACGAGCTAGTTCAACGCCGTCAGCGCGGCAACGTCGACAAGATTCCAGTTGAGCGTCACCTTGCCGCCGAGCAAGTCGGTCTCGCCCTTGTCCTGGATCTCGACGACGCAATCTTCCATGCCCCTGATGCGCGGAAACTGCACCTTGATCCAGCGCTTGCCGAGATAGCGTAAGCCATAGAGCGTGGTGACGAAGGTCCCGGAAATCTTCGGGTTGACCCGGAGCATGGCGCGCTCGCCGAGGGCCTCGGCCTGGTCGGCACTTTGGACCCAAGACAGATCGAGCGGCTTGGGCCGCGCAATGCCTGAAGCCGAGATCGCGGCCTCGTCACGGATCGCGTCGATCGGCGCGGTCACATATCCCGATGCAGGATCGGTGAAGGTAACGTCGAGCTGGTTGACGGCCTCCTCGTCCGGCTGTCCCTTTCGGAACGAATAGCCCTTGATGTGCTTGGCCGTCAGCGGCGGATCGATCGGCTCGCGATACACTCCAACGGTGAGCGCCAGCGAACCATCACCCGCTTCGGCCAGCCAGCCGTCGCAGGTGGCGAGGATCTTGTTGATGACGTTCTCGGGGGAGTTGTCGAAATCATAGAAGCCCGCCGACGCGTATCGAGGGCGCCCCCCGACATCCGCGTCGCAGAGGTCGGCTTCGATCATCCATTCCGCCAGCGTCGCCGACGGCAGGATGATGTCACGATCCTCGCCCATGCCACCGTCCGCCTCGGTCAGATAGTCGATTAGCTGCACCACGCCATTCGGCGTCGCCTTCCATGTGAGAGGGCTGGCGAGCGCCTGCGTGACATCGCGCGGATCCCAGATCGGCGCGCATTTGGCGACGATCGACGGCAGAGGCAGGCCCTGCGGATAGATCTTGGTGAACTGCGACGGATCGGCTGCGCTGCCGCACCCCAGGCAGATGCAAGCGATGCCTTGTGCCGCGAAGGCGGTCGTCCACGTGCCCGAGGTGGTCGAGGCATTGATGACGGTCGAGCATACGTTCTGCGTGTCAGTGCCATAGAAGATCTGCACCTGGACGTTCTGAAACGCGATCCCGAACGGCGGCACGACAGTATTGTAATTCCCATCACCGAGCGTGCCGGAAACCGCGACCGCATGGTCATGGAGATAAAGCTGCAGCGCTTCCTCGATCCGCCCCGAGTGAAAGGCAATGACGTCCTGGGAATCGCCGCCGGCGGCGATAAACAGCAGATAGGGTCCGCTGAGACGGTTGATCCAGTAGCCACGCTGCCGTGGCCTGACGCCCTGCTTCAGCGGAACCGCGCCGTTCTCCGGCTTGGGCACATTCGGATTGTTGAGCGCATATTGCAGACCGATCGAGGCCGCCGTGATCGCGGCGGCGCCGACCACCGAGGCCGCGCTGATGGTGAGACCGGCGACCTCGATCGTCACCACGGCAGAACCGATGCCCGTGACCGACGTAGTGGCACCGATCGTCGACAGGATGAGAAGGCCGACGGTCTCAGCCACGGGAAACGCTCCAGGCAACAACGATCGGCAACGGCGCGGCCACGACGCCGCGGGGCCAGGCCAGCACGGAGACGAACTCGCCGTCGCTGATACCGCCGGTCGGCCGGCAGAGCGGCCGGCCGGCGCGCATACCGAAGGGTGTCAGCACCAGCGTCACGTCTCCCGCGCGCGGCGTCGTCGTTTCCGCAAGGCCGAGCATGGCGAAACGCCGGCGGCAGGACGCGACGATGCCGCCCTCGCTGCGTATGGCAGCGCGGTAGGCTCGCTCGGTCCCGTAGGTGCCGCGCCGATCGGCCATCGGATCGGGCCAGCCGCAGCGGACCAGCCAGTCCGCCATCAGGATCGCGCAGTCGAGTCGGCCGTACCCGCAATCGCGGCCGGCGACCTCATCGAGATAATCGGCGAGATGCATCAATAGACCGGGAAGATCTTGGTGAAGCCGTGGGCGTAGTTCAGGATCAGGCTGCAGGAGAGATCGCCGGGATGGCGTGCCTGCTGGTCCTTATCGGACAGATAGCCGTAGGACGGCCGCCTGCGGCCGGTGAAGCGCGTGCCGCAGGATAACGAGATGGTGGAGACCGGCACAGCCGTCAGATCGTCCGTCGCCGGCTGTTGCCCGCCGAGATAATCGGCCACGTAGAAGGCACACCAGTGCAAGCCTCCGATCAGGGCCCATCGCTCATTCATCAGGGCGAAGCCGAGCGTGACAGGACGACCCTTGACCGCCTCAGCGTCGTCGCCCGATGCCAGGTCCAGCATCTGCCCCGACACGCCACTGAGCGTGAACTCGACCCGCTCGGCGGCGCCGTTCAGGAGCTGCTTGAAGGCCGGGACATCCTTGAGTTCGCCAAGGCCGCGATAGAGCCCGCCGGCGGGATCGAACACATCCGCTCCCGGCTTGATGTCGCCGAATCCGAGCCACAGACGCACTGGCTCAGGCTCGATATCGAGCCGGAAAAATATACCGATGTTGTGAACACCGGATTCCAGCGCCGCCAGCTCGGCATCCGAAAAATTCATGTGATCGGCGCCTCGACAAAATCGACGCTGGCATTGTTGAAGGTCCAGGGCTGGACCGTCAGGTTCATCGACGAAGGCTGAGCCAGCCGCATCAGGCAGCGCGGCCGATCGAATTCCAGCCGCGTTCCGACGGCGACGTCCTCGCGCAGCGGCGGATTGAAGGTGATGGTCCCTTCGCTGTTCGACGCCATTTCGACTGTCGCAATCTCGTACATCCGCCAGCCCCAGGTCGGATGCTCGATCGAAAAGCTCTCGCCGCCGATCAGCTCGCCGGCATAGTTGACGACGATGTCGAGCTCGGTATCACGCAGATCCGCGTCGCCGCCGGCGATGATGTCGATCACGGACTGATAGTAGCCGGCTCCATCGACAAAGAGACTGGTGTCGCTGTGAGGAATGATTGCCGCGGCGCCTTGGGGCAACCCGGCGGGCCATGGTCGGAACCGCGCGTCGTTGCGCGGGACCACCAGCGAGTTGACGCCGCCACCTGCGATCTGGCGGATCGCACGCCACAGCAGCGTCGACTTCCTCTGCCGGTCGCGGCCGCGATCGAGCATGCCTGCGCGCCCGGCCAGCGCAATGTCCGACATCTGGCAGGTCCAGTAGCCGCCGCCATCGGAGCGCGTCAGCGTACCGGTGCCTGCAATCGCCGGGCCCCCGGCAACCGCCGCACCTGCCATGTTCCACGCATGCGACTTTTCGCGCAGCAGCGCGCGCGGAAACTCGATAGCCGCCATCAGCCGACCCCCGTGGCCTGCATACGCTGCGTCGACACCAGCAGCTTGTCGATCTGCGCGAATTTGCGCTGGGTTGCGATCTGCGAGCGCTGCAAATTGTCGATGGTCGCCGGGCTGATCTCGCCGGCGATCTGGTTGACGATGCTCAGCGTGGTGCCGCCGCCCGTCCGCCGCGCGATGTTGTTGGGGATGACTTGCGCGCCGCGCGGCAGGTTGACCAGCTCCTTGCCGCGCTCGCCGACCCAGGCCAAGCCGCCGGGCGCGAAATCTGTGCCCTCGGCAAAGCCCGGGATTAGGCTTTTCGCGAACGAGGCGAACGGCGATAGACCACCGCCGGCCTGCTGATTGAAGAAAGACGAGAACAGGGAGTTGATCGCTGCTTTTTCGAGCGTCTTGAGCAAGTTCGACAGCACGTCGTTGAGATTCTTGCCTTCAACCACGGCGTCTGCAAACGCGTTGGAGAGCGCCGAACCGACCTGCGTGCTCGCGCTGTTGAGCTTGTTGACCGCGTCCCGCGCCTGGTCCATCGCCGCCGTCGCGGTACCGATGTTCTGCGACGCCGTCAGGAAGGCCGTGGCATGGTCCTGCGTGAGCGTGATGCCTGCGGCTTGCAAGGCCTGCGTCGCGCTCATGCTGGCGCGGAACTTCTCATAGGCGTCGATCTGCTGCTGCGTGACTTCGCCGTCATCCTTGCGGATCGCGTTGAGCAGCTCGAACTCGGCGCGCAGCTGCGCCTGCACTGCATTGTTCTCGGCGACCGCGAGCGTGTCGGCCTTGAGCACGGCCGTGTGGCGGGTGATCTGCTCCTCGGTGCGGTCGAAAGCGTCCTTGCCGTTGTCCTGCCCGGTCGACGTCAACGGCACGTTGCTTAGGCCGCGGCTGCGATCTGCCGTGGAGGTGCCACCCTGCCCCTTGCCGACAGGATTGAAAGCACGCTGATCGGCGCGCGCGTTCGCGGAGGTGTTGAGCCCCGCGCTCTCGTCGATCTGTCCGCCGGCCGGCCGCGCGTCGATGAAGTTCTGCAGCGTGCCGGCGGCGGCGCGGACCTTGTCAGCGTCCTGCGCAAACCGGTCGAGCGGCCCGCCCTTGAACAACTCCAGAAACTTCGCGGCCAGCTGAAGCAGCGACACGATGTCCTGCAGGTCGGTCTTGATGAAGCTGAACAGGTTCTGGCCGAGATAGCCCTTGACGTTGTCCGTTGCCCTCTTCCAGGCGTCGTCGAACGCCTTGGCTTCGTCGGCAAGCTTCTGCAGATCCGGCGCCGTCGCAGCCGCTGCCGTCGACAGCTGCGTCGTTCGCTCGGCGCCGAGCTCGAGGAAGCGCACCATGCTCTGGGTCTGGCCGGCGGCCTTGGCGAGGTCGATCTTCTGGATCTCGGTGCGGGCGTTCTGCACCAGGTTCGCGACAATCTCGAAGGTCTGCTGCAGGTTCAACGCCTGGACGTTGACACCCTGCAGCGCCTGCGGGTTGGCGTCGAACAGATTGCTGAGCGAGTTCTTCTCGCCGCGCTGCAGCTGATCGAGCAGCACCGCGAGATTGCGCAGGCTCGCCGTGACATCGTCGACCGGCGCGCCGAACTTGCCCGCGGCCTGCTGCACCCCGAAGATCTCGTTCATGGAGACGCCGACCAGCTTGGCGGTGTCGTTGAGCTCGATGAAGCGGCGCGTCAGATCCTGGGCGAGCTCGATCGCCTTGTCGAAGGCCTTGGTCACGAGGTTGGACGCGAAATTGCCGAGGAAGCTCGACGCCGCGGGATTGATCCGCGAGAAGCGATCCTCGATGCCCGACGCGGCGCGATCGGCGACGTCGCCGGCCTGCTTCATGTCGCGCTCGAACTTGCTCAATTGCGCCGAGAGCGCGACGACGAGCGCCGCGGTATCGCTGCCGCTGCCCGCCATTATTCCGCGCTCCGATTCTTGATGGATTTGGTGAGCTTGCGCTTCATCGCCGAGATCATCTTCTTCTTGGTCAGACGATAGGTCGGGAAGAAGAACGGTCTGGCCGTCATCTTCGCCGTGCCGAATTCGTCGCCGCGGGCGTAGTCGAACGGCTTGCTCGAGACCGCGGGCCGCGTCGTCAGCCGGCCGCCGGCGACGACCCGCACGACCGTATCCTTGGTGCGGTCCGGCACCTTGCGCACGGAGTGCTCGAGGTTGCCTTCGTCGTGCGGCGCGGCCAGCACCATCAGGCGCGCCAGATTGTCGGCCTGGGCGTTGAGCTCCTTGACGGCTTCGGCATGCACCTCGGCCTTCAGTTCTTCTGTCAGCTTGCGGAAGCGCGCGACGCTCTGATTGACCCGGCGTGCCATCAGTCTCTTGCCATCAGGGATTTGCCATCAGCTGTTCAGCCATTCCCAGAGCTCGTCGGCCTCGCCCTCGGTGAGTGCGCCACTCTCTTCGCTCGCGCCGGCGACCAGCGCGAAGAACTGCCACATCGACATCGCGTCGATCTGCTGCGGTGTCATCTGCAGCTTGGCGCCTAGACCGTAGAGGGCTCCGAACCGGATTTTTCCGTTGGGGAGATCGTCGATGCGCGATCCGGAGCCCCTGATTTTTTTTCGATGCCCTCCTCCGGAGCACCGGTGCAGCCCGCCGCCATGATGGCGTAGGCCGTCAGCCGGTTCTCCGCCGGCGGCCGATCCTCGACGTAGAGCCGCACCAGCTTCGTCGCCTCGACCGGGCTCTTGCCGCCGCCGACCAGGCCCCAGCGGATGACGCCGGAGATGTCCTCCAGGCGGCAGGCGCCGGTTCGCAAACGGTCGAGGATGACGAAGGGGCCGGCGTCGCAGGCCTCCTGCAGCTTGGCGAGCTCGCCCCAGCCGAGGCGAAACTCGTAAGTGCCGTCGCCCCAGTCGAGCGTGAGTGAGGCGTTGCGGCTCACGAGACCACCCGGGTCAGCTCGCCGTCGCTCTGCATCTCGACGTTGGCGGTGGCGCGGCCGCCCTGCTGTGCGGCTGTCGTAAAGGTGGCGAGATGCATCAGGCCGGTCCAGGTGATGGTCTTGGCCGGAAACTCGACCTCGATCTTGACCGGGATGCTGTCGACGCTCTCCCAGGCATCGAGCCAGGCCTCGACCGACTCCGCCGCGAGCACGCCTTCGCCGGAGACCGCGGCCGAGAGGCTGGTGGCATCGCGGCCGACCCAGGCAACCGCGTCGGGATCGTCGCAATCCGGCAGGTTCACCTCGGACAGGTTCTTGGTCAGCGTCAGCGACTTCGAGGTGAAGCCGCACGGGCTGGTGTAGACGATCGGCGAGCCGCCATCGCCGAGAAACACCCGAAACTTGCCAAAGCGTGCCGTGGTCGGTTTCGCCATCGTCGTCTCCTATGGTTGCTCGATGAACGCTGCGAATTCGATCGCGGCGTGACTGGTGAGCCCGTCCGGCTCGGGAAGGATGCGGGTCTGGCGATGCTCGACGAGCACCAGCGCGTTGTCGTCGAGGGCGAGCTCCTGCTCGGTCAGCGCCAGCCGCACCTGCTCGGCGATGCGCTTGACTTCAGGCAACCCGACCTTTCGCGACCAGGCGTCGATCTGGATGGTGACGTCGAAGCCGGTGATACCCTCGGCGTCGTCGCTGATCGCCTGCTCCGGCCCCCAACTGAGATAAGGCAGCTCGGCCTTCTCCGGCACGCGGTCGAACACGCGGGCCTCCACTAATGCCGCCAGCCCGGGGTAGGCCTTCAGGCGCGCCACGACGGCGCCCTGCAGCTCGAGCGAGGGGCTGGTCACTTGCCCTGCTCCGGCTTCTCAATCACTTCGCCGGCGCCCGCAGCGACGATGGCGCGGACGGCAGCTTCAGGCACGCGCTCGTAACGCTGGCCGGCGGCATAGACGACGATCACGCCACGCCGCGGACGGTAGTCGAAGGTTCGGCTCATCAGCACCGTCTTCACGTGGCAACGCCCGCCTGGCACAGCAGCTCGAGGAACGCGTGTCGGTCGTCGGGATCGGCGATCGACCGGATGTTGTAGAGCGCACCGGTCGCCGCATCGCGGGCCCGCCAGTCCGGCGTGATCATTGCGGTCTGCGCGCTCCGCCGCACCGTGATGGTCAGCGGCTGCTGCCCGGCGAGCCGCGCCGCCGTCACGGTCTCACCGCCGAAGCGCGCCTCGACACCCGCCCACACCACGAACTGCTCGACGAAGTCGGCTTCCGTATTGCCAAAATCGTCGTCGACCTCCTCGCGGCGATCGAAGGCTATGCGGTGGCGAAGCGTGCCGGCGGCCATGGTTGGAGGGTGACCCCAGCGATTACAGGGTGACGCCGGGCGACTGGATGTCGATCGACAGCACAGTCGCCGACTTGGCGAGACCGAGCAGGCAGACGTTCTCCCCCGAGGCAAGATCCGCGGCCGGCTGGATGCCGCCCGGCGTCTCGCTGAGGTAATAGGGCGAGCCCGCCGTCAAGGTCGCGCCGATGGTGATATCGCCGGCGGTCTGCACGACGATCGGCTGATCGAGCGCGCAGCCGTTGAGTGCGATGCCGCCGGCTTTCTTGGCTTCGGCCGTTGCCGAATTGCTGTCCGCCAGCATCCACTTCTTGGTGGTCGATGACAGATAAACTGTCTTGCCGGCGGCGATGACTTCGCCGCCGACACCGGATTTCTTGACGGCGTTGGAGCCCGCCACGACGTTCGCGGCGGTGATGCTGAGGTCGGCCATGGATGATCTCCCGTTGGTTAGCCGTAGATGCGCGAGGTCGAAAGCATCTGCATGATGTGCGCCGGCAGCTCGACCACCTGCCCGCGCGCGTCGGAGACGAAGCTCTCCCGGTTCTGGTAGAGCGCGCCGATGTAGAGCTTCAGCCAGGCCTTCACCGGCGCCGGCAGGCGGTCGACCACCACCGGATCGGCATTCGGGTCGGCGGCCGGATAGCCGCAAGTGAAGCGGATCTTGACGGATCCAGCGTCGCTGCGCGTCGAGGGCCAGCGCTGGCCGAAGGGCGGCGCGATCGCCTGGCGCTTCAGCGAGCCCTGCCCCAGCACGCGGTAACCACTGACGGCGGCCAGCGTCTGCGTCGCGCCGGCGGAATCTAGATAGCTGACGCTGTCGATCGAGATCAGCGGCGGATACGGCAGCACGATCGCGCCTGGCGGATAATCGTCCGAACAACCATCGGCCTGCCAGAAGCCCGGCAGCTGCAGCTCCCAGGTCTGCGGCCGCAACGCCCGGCCGAGCCAGCCGCCGCCGGCGGGATCGAGCTGGTCGACGGCCGCCTGCTTCATGCCGTCGATCAGGTCGTTGTCATCGTCGAAATCGACGCGCAGGTGCCGCTTGACCTCGTCACGGGTCAAGACGGCAACGGTCGGCGGCGTGATCAGCACGCGCACGGCTTGCGACATGGGGGAATCCGGAAGGGGTTTACTTATGGGGAGATGGATCGGGGTGGTTCACTGCCCCTGAAGGAGCGACATTTTGACGTCAGTACAATCGAGCTGATATCATACCGCTTTTTCGGAAGTGAGGATGATCGTGCGCTCGACTTTGCTGATGCCGTCCGAACAGCCTGCCACGCTCTTAGACTTAAAAGTTGCCCTGCTGACCTACGATACCGTCGCATTGGTCGATCCTAATGACCGCGATCTGTTTCCTGGTACAGGTATGGCGATGGCTATGGGCATGCCGCCGGTCGTTTCCTTGCCATCGACTACTCCTATTAGACGGATCGGCAAAGCTCCCGGTTATGACGACGAGTTTGACGCCGTCTTGGAAGGCGCCAAAGCTGCCATCTCCCAAGGAAGTGTCTCGGTTGTAAGTACATATCGTCCACCAGCTCCAGACCTTATGATAGGAAGCGTCGATCTTGGCGGCTTCCCACTCAACTTGCCGCTGTTATTAACGCTCTACCGAACCGCGGCCGCCGATCCACAGTTCCAAGCTGCCGCAGTAGAAGGCGATCCATGGCTCTTCGCAGCGCCGGATCGAGTATGGCAGGTCGCCGAAGGTCGAGGAGACGCTGATGTCTCAATCAACAATACGCCACCTCTTCCAGATGTCACCTTTCACCTCGCAAACGAGGCATTGCGCAAGCCGCTATCAAACATTGCACGAGCCCGGATCGCTCATACCATCAAGCTTACCGGCTTTTGTATGACGAAGGGCCTGGTGCCCCACGGTTCTCATCAGTGGCACGACTCGATATTGCGCACCATCCTAAGAAAGAGCGCTGAATTTGTAGATCAGATTTCTGAGGCCGACCCCTACTGGAATTACCGCAATCGCGCGCTGAGGTTGATTCACGAAGAGTATTTGGACGTGGGCCGGCTCGATCAAATGTCCATAGAGGACGTTCTGCGGTTAAGAACTGCCGCTTGGGGGGCTCAGGCCAAAGCGCGGGAAGCACTATTCGACTCCGTCGGACAGCTCTCGCGGGAAACCATTGAGGAAGCAGACTTCAACAAGGCTGTTTCTGAAAAAATACGAGACTACAGGCAAAAGGCCGCTGAGGTCGAGGACGAAAGAGCAAGCCTCTTGTTCAAGGTCACGTGTGAAGTTAGCAAAGGAGCGCTCGGCGCAGCAGCCGCTTTGACCGCGTCCGGCGCCATCGCGACGCTCGGCACCGGCCTCGGTGCAACAGCAGCTCTTGTTGGCGCGACATGCTTCGCGTTGCAGAAGTATCAAGATCTCAAGCCAATCGCCGAACAGCTTAGGCAGGCAGAACACGAGTTCGGTTCTGACGCCAGATTTGGTATCCACAATTTTTACGAGAGGCTTACCTAACTCCTGCCTCTCCGCTTTCGGTCACCTGATGGAAGTGACGGCAATCCCTTAAAGCAGTGGACGAGGTGTGCTAAGGAGCCCCTCACTTTAGGGAGGCTAGATGCCCAAAAAGCCACGAAAAGGGTCTACGGAGCAGGAGCGCATGGTGGCGGCTTTCTCAAGCCAGTCCATCAGCGCTCGAAATACGTTTCACCCAAACCTCTGGAAGAAGGCCAAAAAAGAGCCAGCCGATATGTTCATAGTGATCGGCCGAGCAGCGATTTTGGTCAACATGACTCAAGGCGGCTCGTATTTCCAGGACCTATATACTCACAATATCAGCCAAGCCCGAGATCGGATCGCAGACTGGGCCGGTGGCCTCTCCATAAAAGGGAGCAATGCCTGGCGAGACTTCGATGTCCGGTGGAACGACATCGATTTCATTGGCATCATCAGCGTCGTGCAAGGCCGCCATGCAGCCTGCTGCAAGCACGAGACCACAAAATACGCTCTAAACCAAAAGGTGCGATTGTGCGCGTCATTAACAAATCGTGTCATGTTTCAGCTAGCTAACTTCGGCGGCGGAGCTAGAGACCTACTCAGGTATTGCGCCAGTTTACCGCCTGAAGACAGCGCATTGGCTCCAAGCCCCGCAGTCGGTCGCCTTATATGGCAGCACGCCTCACTGTTGGCTCCGTTTGTCTATTTTGCGCAACACCCAAAAATCAGGATGGGCACAAACGGCAGTCCCAGCTCCGTATTCACGCATGTCATGCGCGTGACAATGTCGGCGCGAAGCAAAGGAGATTATAATTCAAACGAGATATTCTCCGATCTTGATTGGAATGATCTGGCCTGGGCCGCAATATTTGCAACAACGTGTCTCGCTCAAATGGAAGATGCTCCGACCGGGCAGATTAGGTACAAGATTCTCGGCCTGCCCGACCTTCGCTTCGCAGTGATAGTTTCAACATCTAGTGGCAGCCTTGCTAAGAATGCTGGGCAGCTTATCGAAAGGGCTAAAGCGGACGGGGCGAAAATCACGTTGATCTTTATGTTAGACCGAAGTCTAGGGATGACGGCGCTACTGGTTGGATTTCATGGCCAAGTGGCAACATCGGTCACCAATTTTCTACGCGGACTATAGCGCCTCCAAGCCACCGATCGACCTGTTCTGCGTGGACTCAGATTGACATGATCAGCTTGGCGAGATAGTCGCCAGCGTCAGCGTGACCGTAGTTCGATAGATGCTTGTCGTCATAGAAGAAGCCGTTGGTGTTGCCGGTCGCCCAATCGATCCATCGGCTGAACAAGTCTGCGAACATGCACCCTGTCTGAATTGCCAAGGCCCGCGCAGCGTTGTTGTACGCGATCTGAGTTGCAGCGTCGATATCAGCCGAACTTGAAGGCGGCGATAGGACTAGCAGGACATCGAGTCCAGCAGCCTTAGCCGCCGTGACCTGCGTTTGAAGGTCGGTCATCCCAGCCGTCAGGTCCGACCCGGCGTTTCGCGTGTTGGTCAGGACGTCGAGGACGAAAAGGTCGGCCCCGACCTGCGAGAACATATTGATTGGGCTGAATACCCCGTTATTAGCCGCCCAATCGGAAATCAGACTGCCGGGAATAGCGGCGTTGACGATATCGATTCCATAGCTGGTGTCATCAACGGCGATCACGCCGAGCGTTCTGGTGATCGTTGTCGAAGTATTCGTCAAGGTAAGAGCCGACGTGCTGGCGGCGGCTGCCGAAGCCACGGACTTGTTGACCGCCAAGGTCGCATTCTGGGCGATGGAAGGGACCCCAGAGGCTGGCGCCGAACCGCCAATCGCTACGGTTTGCGTGCCAGCTCCAGGAGCAAAGAGCGAGTAGATTTCAAAGGTTCGGACGGCCTGCGTCGGCGTGAGTGTAAGCGGGTTGGTGTTGACGGAATTCAGAAGGTAACCGCCAAGGGTCATCCGCGTGCCATCATAGGACCAACCCGCGCCGAGCGATATCCGAGGATCGAATGTCGGTAGGTTGCCAGCCTGATTGGCGTTACCGAAAAAGGACTGCCACGATGCCGGCACGCCATATCTTGTGAACGATTCAGCCATGCGGGTGGGATAAGAACCCTTGCGCACATCCGTTACAGACGCAGCGGGGTTGGATCCGTTGCCGGCGGGGACACTGGTGCCGCCAACCAAAATTCGAAAACGACCCTGCTTTGCAGCGATGCGACTGTTGGCCTTACGGGTCTTCTGCGCAGTTGCCGGCGTGATGTTGTTGCCGAAATGGTTTTGCGCCTGGGAGGCAAGACGTGTCGTAACCATTATGCGACCTCCAGAAAGTACGCGCCATCGTCATCCGTCAGAATGGCGCCGTCATCGTCGGTGATAAAAACGAAGCCAGCAGGCGGCTGGTTGCTCGCTCCCCCAAGGTCAGTGGACCCCAGATAAAACTTATCGACTGACGTGCCGCCCAGGTAGGCGGCGGCGAAGTCATTGCTGCCGAATTTGAATCCCATCGATCAGCCTACAATCACGTAGAGTGTGTTGGGGTCCTTGGTCACAAGAGCGTCGTAGGCCGCCTGCGTCATGGTCGCCGTCGCAAGGCTCGCGAAAATGCGATCAGGGCCCGCCGCATAGGGGCCGGCCATGACGACCTCGGTGCCGTGGTTGGACTCCACTCGCGGAAACTTCAGCTCGATTGCACCTGCGCCGACCGAGTGCCGGCGGGACGCGCGGATCGAGTGTAGCGTCCGGATATCCCACGCCATCAGCTGGATCCCGGAGGTCAAGGCGTCGAACACTGCATAGGCCCGGAACGACGGCCATGTGTACAGTACGGCTGCGGGAAACTGGATCGCTGCACTGTTGCGCACGGCGCCGCCGCCCACAGGGGTCAGCGCGATCGGCTGGCGAGCGTAGCCGCCGGCGCTGGCGCCGAGCTCGGTGAAGACGACGCCGGCGGCATCCATGTTGCCGAGCGCGAGATATCCGTTCAGAACCGCCATGATGATCAGTCTCCGCGATGGAAAAGACGAGGCGCGGGCGTGAGGCCCGCGCGCTCGAGGATCAGGCGACCAGGATGTGGAAGGCGCCGACCTTGGCGGCGCCGCCCTGGGCGAGCGAGATCTTGACGCGGTCGCTCGCCATGCCGACACGGGCCAGCACGCCGGTGCCGCCGGCGGCGTAGAGCGCGGCCACGCCGGCCTGCGAATGCGTCGCGGCGCGCGGATAGACCACGGCGGAGGCGTTGACGTCGGCCTGCGTCCAGATGTTCTCGCCGGTCGCTTCCGCGGTGATGGTGAAGTCGACGCCATTGGTGTAGCCGTTCGAGCCATCCTTGACGTACTGGATGCTGTGGATCTCGCCGGCGATGCGCGGGCTGTAGGCGACGGCATTGCCGCTGCCGTCCGTGGTGACGCTGACCTTGTATCGACGCATGGATGCTCGTCCTTCTCGGTTGTGGCGCGGTTGGAGCGCCGGGGTCGTCAGCGGGCGGAATGCCCGCTTCCTGAAATCGCGTCCTACTTGTTGGCGTCGGGCTTCTCGGCCTTGTTCTTCGGCCTGCGCTCGGCCTTCATGCGCTCGACCTTGTCGGGATGCTTCTTCAGCAGCTCCTCGCCGAGCGCATCGCTCACCTCAAACTCGGCGCCCGCCGGCAGGGTGTCGCGCGACACCGAGCTGATGTGCAATTGTTCCGTCATCCGCAGCTTCATGGACCTCGCTCCTGGTTTGCTCTGCCCTTACCCTAGACAGCGAAAAGCCCGGGCCATTGACGACCCGGGCTCTCCCCTCACCTCGCCGCCTGCCCTTGACTCAGGCAGCGAGCGCCGTCGCGAACGTGCCCTTGATGAAGGACTCCGGACGGTAGACCGCCAGCGCCAAGCGTTCCTCGGCGCGGATGGTGACCAGGTTCTTGCGGAAGTTGTCGCTGTCCTCGGTCGAGATCTCGACGTTGGCATCCTCGCGGTCGAAGATCTGCGCGCCGAGATTGAAGGCGCCAGCTAGGAAGCGATCGACAGTCATCGCCTGGGTCTCGACCACCGGCAAGCGCCAGAGCCGCGGCTCGATGCCGCCCTGCGGATTGGCCATCAGGTAGTCGCCGACGTCGGTCTTGGTCAGCTCGATGTCGGCCCAGTCGGACGGATGCATCACGATGCCGTTGGCCGGATACTCCGCCAGGAAGGCCTGCAGGATCGCGAGACGGATGACGTCGATCTTGGTGAGGTTGCCCGCGGCGGACGGCACGATCGGCGCCGAATACACGGTCGCCTGGGTGTAGATGCCGTTCAGATCCGTGCCGGTTCCGGATCCGTTGAGCAGCTGGCCCTCCTCGACATACTGCAGGCCATAACGCAGGCGGCCGTCGATGTAGGACTGCAGCTGCGGCACGTCGTCGAGGATCTGCTTGGTGGCGAGCACCCAGTGCGCAATGGTCGACACTGCCGAGGTCACGATATCGAACTGGATGTCGGACTGCGGCTTGGTGGCGCCCGTGAGCTCGGAGACCGTCGCGGCGTTGTTGGTGAAACCGGTCTCCTTGACGTACTGGATCGCGTTCTTGTCGGTGCGGCCGGGCGTGAGCAGATCGCGGATGGTCATGCGGCGCTGCGGCGGCGCGACGATGCCGGGCACACGGGTCGGCACAATCAGGTCGCCGGCGGAGCCGTCGGCGACGGTGGTCGCAGCCGAGATGATCGCCTTGACGGCGACGGACACGCGACCCTTGCGGCCGCCGGCCAGGAAGGCCTTGACCGCTTCGTCATTGATGATGGTCTCGCCGAGGGTCTTCTGACGCTCCGGCCCGCCGCCCTGGCGAAGCTGGGTCATCTTCTGCTCGAGCTCGGTCATGCGCTGGCTGATCTCGTTGTGCTTGACCAGCGCCTCGTCGGCCGCCTTCTTGGTCTCGGCCGTGGTGGTGCCAAGGTTCTTCAGCTCGGTCTGGGTGGTCTCCGCCGACTTCTTGACATCGTCGGCGGCGCCCTTGAGCTGGGTGGCGAGCTCGCCGATCTGCTTTTCGAGCGTGGCGAGGCCGGCCGCGTCGGCAATGACGCCGCCGAAGGCATGGGCATGCGCAATCGCGGAGCAATCGAACACGACGACCGCGACAAACGCGATCGCCACGATGCCGGCGAACGCCAGCAACGGCGTGAAACGCTTCATGGTGGTTTTCCCCTTCAGGGTTTGGTGATGGAGCGGAGCGACGCGATCGCGTCGGAGACCGCGGACTTGATCGCCTCGCCACCCTCGGACTCGCTCCGAACGGCTTTCGCATAACCGACAGAGGCGATCTGTACGGCCATGGCTTTCGGGATGCCTGCCTCGCGCAGGACATCCTCGAATTCCCTGATCGACGGCGGCTCGCCATCGCGCAGGCGCTGCGCGAATTCGGAGAGACGGCCGTCACTCTTGACGCTGTCGACACGGGCCCGGCGGTTGGCCGGAAACGACACGATCGAGGCTTCGAGCAGATCCAGCTTCAGCAGCTTGCGCGGATCTCCGTTCGTGGCGGGCTCGACGTCGACCTCGCGGTAGCCGATCGACATGCCCTGGATGGCGCCGGCCTTCAGCATGATCAGCGCCTCGTCGGCGCGGCGCACGCCCTGCAGCAGCTGCCCCTTGGCAAAGAGTCCCTTGCCGTCGTCGGACATCTCGTTCCAGACGCCGATCGGCTCGTCGGGATTGTGCTGCCAGAGCATCAAGGGATACGTGCCCTCGCGGGTGTGCTTGGCCAGGCTGTCGGCGAAGGCGCCCGGCATGACGACCTCGTTGTAGCTGTCGCGCACGCCGAACACGGACGCGTAGCCCTCGATCGCGCCGGCGTCGCCGGCGGACTTGACCTTGAAGGCGAAATCCTTGGTGCGCAGCGAGGCGCCGGCGTTCTTGATCTTCATGCCACGGGGTCTCCAGGAGCGGGCTGCACCGCTTTCGGCGGCAGCTTGCCGAGCATGTCGAGCGGCACCAGGTTGGACTGCACGGTGAGCACGTTGCCACCGGGCATCGGCGGACGGTTGTCGAGGGCGCGGCCCTCGTTGCGGGTCAGGTAGCCGTTTTGCCCCAGCGAGGAGAGCAGCGCGGCGCGGCCGGCGCTGTCGGCGCGCAGAAGGCCCTCCACGTTGAACTCGGCGAAGATCCTCCCACGCTCCTTCGGCAGCACCAGGCGCTTCTTGATCGCCTGCTCAATGCGCGTCAGGTACGGCCGCAGGCCGAGCGTGAGCCAGCCAAGCATGATCTGCTCGATGCCAGATCCCCACATGGTCTGCCCGTCGGCCGAGTGGCCGATCAGCACCGGCGGCACCCGCAGCCAGCGGCAGATCTCCTCGATCGAGAAGCGCCAGGTCAGCAGCATCTCGGCATCCTTTGGCGGCAGGCTCACGGTCTTGACGTCGAAGCCTTGCTCGAGCAGGCCTGCGTTGGTCGCCTCGCCACCGACATAGGGATCGATGAACGCCTTGCGAAAGTCGTTCCGCTGGGTCTGATCCATCTTTACGCCGGCCGGCGAGGTGAAGAAAATCGAGCTCTTCATGCCGTTGCGAAAGGTCGCGCCGGCGGAGGCGCCGATCGCTTCGGCGATCGCCAGGCTCTGCCGTGCGAAAGACACCACGGACAGGCCGCCACCATTGCCGTCATCACCGAAGCCGCGGATGTGGAAGATGTCATCCTCGGTCAGGCCGATATAACGCTTGCCGCGATGCGTGAAGCTGTAACGCAGCACGCCGTTGGCATCGCGCTTGCGGTCCATATCGCCGGGCGCAGCCGACAGCGGCGTCAACGAGATGATCGATCCGTCGTCACGCTTGTCTTTGAGCGAATAGGCGTTGCCGAAGATGCAGAGCGAGATCACCTGCCCTTCCCAGAACTCCGCCGCGGTCTGGTCCGCGTTGGGGCTGTCGTGAAGTGCTCCGTAAAGCAGATGGCCGTCCGCCGGCGCCTTGCTGCCATCGCGCTGCCGCTCATAAATGCCAAGCGGCAACGTGCTGATGGTTTCCGAATTGAGGCGTACACACGACCAGAAGGCCGAGAGCTGCATCGCTCCGTTCGGACCGACGTCGCGGCCGGCCCATGTGTCGCCCTTGCCGCGCCGCGAATTCTCGGGATCCTGCACCTTCAGCGCAGGTTTTCGCCACCAGGATTCCAGCCAGCTCATCGGCTCAGGCCATCACGGCGTTCTTGAGAAAGTCGCTGATGTCGAGGGTGCCTTGCGGATTCCAGCTCATCAGGATCGCGGCCTCGAACAGCGCAATCAGTGGGTCGATCTTGGCCCGTCCGGAGATCTGCTTGGTGATCATCAGATGGTTGCCCCGCGGCTCGACCTTGGCATTGCCCATCACCCACGCCATCAGCAGCTGCTCGGCGTGCCAGAAGGTGCCGTCATCGAGCTTCAACTCGAGTCCGTACATCGCCGGCGCCAGCGCCGGCCCCTGCATCAACCTGCGAATCTGCGCAGGCTCGATGCCGCCCTCGGCCAAGGCCTCGAACACGGCCGCAGCGTTGTTCGGGTCGACGCCGACGGCGTCCTTCTGCGGCAGCAGTCCGGACGCCTTCACTTGCCGGACCAGCGCGACGAAGCCGGCATGGCGCTTGGCGCCATCGCCGATGGTCAGCGACCGCTCTGTTTCGAAGTCGCGCAGCACCGACGCAATCTCCTTGCGCCGCTCGAGCACCTTCGGATCGGCGAAGGCATGGCACCAGGACAGCCACTCGCGCGTGACGCGATCGCGGCCGATCACGGCCAGCCCCAACAGATCGTCGAGGCCGCCGCCGTCGGCCCCCATGGTCACGACCTCGCACCGCTGGAGCAGCGACTCGAGCGTCAGCGTCGGGTCGCCGGCTGCTTCCCAGAAGTCCGCGCCGCGCCAACCATCCGCCCCGAGGCCCACGCCGATTTCGATGTTGAGATGCTGCGAGGCCCAGATCTGCTCGGCTTCCTCGTTGACCTTGCCGTTGTTCTGGTAGTCCTCGGCCAGGCGCTGCGGGTCGATTGAGCGGCCGAGGTTCGGCAGCAACGGCGCCCAGTGGTCAACGTCGCGCCAGTAGTCCTGGTCGCGTTGCAGCCCTTGCGGATATTCGTACAGCACCGGCAGCAGGATCGGGTTCGGCCCGCCGACGCCGTCGCGGATCGCGCGGGCCTTCTTCAGCTCCGTGCGCCATATGCCAGCCGGCGGTTCGTCGGACTGCGTCGTGATCATGAGCACTTGGCCGCCCTGCATGGTGATGCCGCCGCCGCGGATCTGTTGCATGACCGCGGCCGCCTTGGCCTTCTTGCCGAGCTCGTGCAGCTCGTCGATGATGGTCAGGATCGGGATCTCGCCCGTCACGATCGTGGTGTCGAACGTCTTGACGTCGAGCTTGGTCCCGGTCTTGCGCCGCGTGATGCACTTCAGGTGATCCTGCACCTTGAAGATCGCGTCGAGCTTCTTGTCGAGGCGGATCATGCCCTGCGCCTGCTCGAAGCAGCGCTCCGAGATGTTCTGGCTCGGCGCGACGAGCAGCATCTGCCGGTTGGGCGCCTCTTCCATGAATAGCGCAGTGAGGCCAAGCGCGGCGACATAGGTCGTCTTCGAATTCTTCTTCGGCACCATGCAGAGCAGCTCCCACACCAGGCGGCGCTTGGTCACGGGATCCTCGCTGGCTAGGAAGGCGACAAGAATGTCCTTGAACCACTCGCCGCAGGCCTCCGACATCGGTGGGTTGCCGGTGACGTCAGGCAGCCGCAGCCGGTTGAAGAACGCCAGGGCCTTGGCTGCCTTGGCAGCGTTCAACGGCACATCGGCCATCGGGATCTGGCCCGCCTGGATCCGCTCCCACCAATCCGGGCAGGCGAAGCGCGGCAGCGCCTCAGTGGACAGCATTCGCTTCCTGTTCCAGCTCGGCCATCAGGTCGGCGTCGGCATCGAGCGCGCGCTGCTCGTCGACCAGCTTCTTGCCGATGCGCTCGGCCGCGGGCTTGTCGGCGGGGTGCGCCGCCATGTCGGTCTCGACTTGCATGCGGTCGTTGCGCTCGACGTAGGCGAGCCACAGCCGCATGGCGCCGGCGTTGCCGTCCTGGACGCCGCGCCAGAGCTGCAGCGCATAGGCCGTTTCCATACGGTCGCGCATCGCGTCGCGAACTTTGAGCTCGGCTCTAAAATACCGCTTCACCGTCGCCGGCGAGACGCCGATCGCGTTTGCCATGATCCCGATCGACTTGCCGAGCGCCAGCAACAGCTTGATCTTGTTGCGATCTTCCTCGGTCGGTTCATACGGCGGCCGCCCGCGCTGCCCCTGGCGAGCACGAACGGGATTGCCGAACAGGTCGAAAACATCGCTCACAAGAAAAAAATCCCCGAATGAGATTGGCGCCGGTCCTAAGAGGCTGGGACTGTGGACTTTCGACCCGCCCCTACCTTAAGTTGATAGAAGGAAACCGGGCTGCAGAGATAAGTTTATGGAATACCGGGGTTGGGCGGCCGCGGCAGACACTAGGACTGCTGCACTAAGTAGGATTGACTTTCGAACTAGGCTGGGCTGGGCGTTCGTGGGACTTCCTGCCGGCGCTATGTTGATAGGGTTTGGATACCTCATCATTTATGCCGCCCCAGAATACGATGATTTTTGCATCGCATTGAACACCACTAACAGCGGGTTCCTCTCCGCGCTTATCAACTTTTACAAGAGCTGGTCCGGCCGCTTACCAGCGATAGCGCTCATCCAATCGCCCGAATTCATTTCGGCGCACACTCGGATGTCAATGTTGTCTGCCTATAGCCTGGTACTTGCCATAATATACGTTTCTTACCTGGTTGGGGCCATCACAGCTTTCGCTCGCTTTTGCCAGTACGCCGGTGTCGCAACGATCTTTTCGCTCTGCGCCGTCTTCGTCGCGACGACGATCGCTGTTTCGCCAGACCCGCATGAAATGCTCTTCTGGCTGCCGGGTTCGGCCTGCTACATTCCACCCACGGCTGCTGCCATTGTTTTCCTAGCGGAGCTTTTCCGCCTGGACGAATTGACGAACTCCCGTGTCAGCGTTTTGTCCGTTATGGGATGCAGTGCAGCCATGTTCAACGAGTTCACGGGAGTATGGCTCGTTCTGGTTCTAATTGGTTCGTTCTCGGCGCGGCTTTTGACAAAAAGCCCTTTGCAGCTATCTCAACACGTCTTAATGGCAGCCGCTGTTGTGATCGGGCTGACCATCATCATGGTGGCTCCAGGTAATTCCCATCGGCAAGCAGCCGTCCCAAATGCTGGCCATTTTCTTTACTCAATCTGGATGAGCTCGATTTACTCCGCCTATTGTCTATTTCAGTTGCTATGCAAGCCCGCCGTATATGGTCTGCTCTTGGTCGCCGCAATACTAGGCAATAAGTCGACTCCGCGCATGGACCGCAAAAACACGCTGCGCCTTGTTATCGTACTTGTCGCGGTGTCGTCGTCATGTTGTTACTTCGAGTTCTTCACCCATGAGTACGCCACCGGCGTTCATCTGGTTGGCCGAGCCCAGAACCAAGCCGTCATTTTCCTCCTTTTTGGCCTTTCGCTCGCGCTTTATGCGTTCGCACCACACATTCCGGTTCCGTGGGCGCTCGATCGGCTTAGACCGGGATTTGTTACGTTCATCGCAGCCCTAACCCTCGCTTTAAGCCCGGTCTGTCTTTTAGCTTTCTCTCAAGCCTCATCATTCCGCGCATTTTACTTTGAATCGGCGGAACGAGACAGACTACTCAGAGAAGGCGCTACGGCGATCCCCAAACACAGGGCTAAGCCATCCTTACTGTTGGGAAATGACGCTGACTCCTCAACCGATTGCATCTCGCAATATTATGGAAGTCCTCAACTAACAGTGCTCGATTAGCCCATATTGACGTAGGCCAGTGACCGAATTCAGTGCCACACGCCACGCTGGTGCAACGTGGACTGCTCTTCGCGTTGCTTGATGGTGTCGTGGCAGGACTTGCAGAGGGTCTGCAGGTTGGTCTCATCCCAGAACAAGCGCTCGTCACCACGGTGAGGAACCTTGTGGTCACACACGAGCAGCGCTGTGTTGCCCTCAAGGCGACCACACTCGGCACTCTGGCAGGTGAACGTGTCGCGCTGGAAGACCCTGATGCGCAGCTGCTGCCAGCGGGCTGTCTTGTACCAGCGCTTCCATGGCGGCATCTGTGCTACCCTAGCAGCGCCAACAAGGAGGAACCGATGGCAGACGACACGAAGAACATAGGAAAAGGCGACCGCATCCGAGCCTCTCAGCAGCCGCACGAGGTGAAGTACATAGCAAACAAGTTCAACATCAGCGGTCAGGCAGCATCAGGTGCGATCCGCGCTGCGGGGCCGATGCGGGACAAAGTCTACGACTACATCAAGCAGAAGAAGAAGGACGGCAGTTACTCCTAGAAAGGGAGGGCCGCTCGCACCGAGGAAGGACGAACGGCCTTGGGAGGTAGTCTCAAGAGGAAACGCGAGGGCCGGCCGAGCCCACCGCTTACCTTAGTCGCGACAAAGCCCGGCCTGTGAAAGGCCGGGCTTTGTTGCTTTGGGTACAGTGAGGGATTGATGAAGCGCGCTTTTCGCTTCGCATCCGGAGCCCCACCTGCAAGGCGGCTACGACGAGATGTAACTGCGCAATGCCTGAGTCCGTCCCTCCGAGTCAAGCTTGGCGATGGCATCCTCGAAGGCGGACCACGAGCGAACCACAACAATCTCGTCTTGCTCGAGGATCGGCTTGCGGGATTTTCGCCATCGTCGGCCCGCTTTCTTTTGTAGAGCCGGCCTCACCTCGAACCACTGCAGCTCGATTGGCCGCTCGGTATTTTCGCGTGCACGGATCTTGTCTATCTCATCGTCAGTGAGCGTACCCATGACGGCCGTCACACCTCCGATGCTGCACAATCTCGCCCAGTTTGCATCGGTGTCCCACAGGAACACGAACACGTAGCCAGGGAACATCGCAATGCGCCGGCTGATCTTGCGCCCGCGCGAGATGGCGGTCTCCTCGCATTCCGGCACATAGATGCCGAACTGCCGCTTGATCAGCTCCGCTTCAACGTCACGCGAGCGGACCTCGACGACATACCACTTTGCCGCCGCACCATCTGCCAGCTGCGCCGATCGCGGATCGAACCGCACGTAGGGCCGAGCAAGCTCCGCAATCACTTCCGGCGAGAACGCCGCCGGCAACTTCGTCGTCGTCATGTCCCAACATCCCGATCTCCACCCGGTTTGCTGGCCGCATCCGCCTTTCGGCGGTTCGAGAAACTGTTCCCGGCCGGAACAGTTTCCCCGGGAGGATCGATGGGAGCTTGCCTAAGGCTCTCTTTCGATCCTCCCGTTCAGAAAAAGCATTGCAGGACAAAGCTTTCTCTAATCCCTTGGGAGGTTGGGAGGATTGGGAGCTTGTTTCTATATCTAATATGTGCGCCCGCGCGCGCACGCGCATGTGACATATGAAACAAGCTCCCGAAATTCCCTCAAGCTCCCGAACGCCGCAAATCCAACGGCTTAGCGCGAATTGATTCTTCCCAACTTTGGGAGGTTGGGAGGGTGCGTCGTCGCTCTTCGAGCTCCGCCGCACACGTCAGATCTCGATCTCGCCGGCATCGGTCGCCTCCTTTTCGTTGTCGTCGCGCATGCGCAGCGCGTTGCCCTCGGCATCGACGAAGTCGTTGACGCTCTTGACGAGCTTGATGTCGAGGAACCACATCACGTTGGACTGCTTGCTCTTGTAGCCGCGCTCCTGCATCGCCAGCGACAGGCCACGGTTCTTCCAGGCGTTCTCGCCGGAGGCCTTGCACCAGGCCTCATAGACCTGATGCAGCACGCTCGACTGCACGCGATCGCCGAGGCTGTCGACCACACAGGCGGCCAGGAAGCGACCAAGCGGGTCCGATGCCGATCGGTAGTCGGCCGTCGCCTGCAGCACGTCGGCGGGCTCCTGCAGGCCCTTGTCGAGCCACACGCGCAGACCATCGAGCAGCCAGTTGAGAATGCCCGATGCTTCGGCGCGGAGCTTGTCGCCGAGATGGATGTCGCGCTCTTCCTTGGGGATGGTGATCCCGAACGGCACCAGGCGCACGCGGCGCCAGATGCCTTCATCCGTGCCCGAGATCGTCGGCCGGTAGTTGCCCGACATCGTCAGCTTGAACTGCGGATAGAACTTGAAGAAATCGCGATTGAGGTGCCGCGCCTGGATCGGCTCGCCGCCGGTGACGAGCTTGACCAGCGCTTCCGCAAGCTTGGCGCCCTTCTCCGGCTCGGACGTTCGCAGCATGCGCACGCCGGGCAGGATCGCGAGATCCGGCGTCGCCTGGCCGGCGCCGCGCGATTTGCCATGGTCGAGGAAGGTCTCGATCGGGACGGTCTCGCCATAGTCGCCGGCGACATAGGACACGGCGTCCATCAGAACGGATTTGCCGTTCGAGCCCTTGCCGTAGAGGAAGGCCAGCAGCTGCTCGGTGACGCCGGTCAGCGACACGCCGAGCCATTGCTGCAGGAAGGCCCGCATCTCCGCCTGCGGCTGCACGCGGGCAAGGAAGGTGTCGAACACGGGACGCGCGGCCGCTGGATCGAAGTCGACTGGCGCGAGCTTGGTGATCATGTCGCCGGGCTCATGTGGCCGGAAGTCGACATAGTCCGCATCGTCGCGCCTGGCGATCACCAGCGTGCCGTTGCGGACGTTGATCTTCATCTTGTCGGCATCGAGCTTGTCGATTCCAACGACGAAGTAAGGTGCCCCGCGCTTGGACAGTGCGCCGAGCTTGTTGACCGCCTCCGAGCTGCGGCCCCAGGCCGCGACCTTGTCGGAGTAGAGGGTTCGGTTGCCGTCGCGGTCGACCTTGAAAACGAAGTCGCGCGCGCCGCGCGGCGGATCAGCATCGTCCTTGCAGCCACTCGCCTTCAGCTCCTTGGCCTCGTCCTGGATCGATCGCACCGTATCGTGCTCGGCGATCTTGACCAGCTCCTCGGCACCCTCGCGGCTCCAGCGCCGGCCGTCCCATGTCAGCCAGCCGATCGCCGGGCACCACAGCAGCCGTTCCTTGTAGCGCTCGCGGAAGCGTTCGGCGTTGCCGAGGTCCGTCAGCGGAAAGAACGCCAGCCGCATGTTGCGGACGGCCGCATCCTCCGCCGGCGGCTTTGGCGGCTCGCCCCCCAGCCCCCAGCCGTCGGCCGAGATGCGCGCTGCTCCCGTTTGGGAGCTTGGCTTGCCATTCGTCTCCGGTGGGGGTGCAGGGGCGACGGAGGAATCGGGAGGATTGGAATCGTCGGGCGGCCGCGCCTCGCCGGCGGCGGAGGGCGAGCGGCGGGAAGAGGCAACGCGGTCGGCCGCGTCGGCATCCTCCCTGCGGCCGTCATCTCGAGTCACACCCGCACCCTGGCCGCGGCCGCGCGGCCGGCTCTGCCGATCCGCCGCAGAGCGGCGGATCTCGTCGAGGTCGCGCGGTTGGGTCCGGCCCTTGCGAAACCCACTCTCGATCGTGGCCCTAACCGCGCGCAGACCATCGTCGCGGATCAGCCCGCAATCAGCGGCCGCCATCTCGAGCGCGGCGCGGACAAGGCTTTCGTGGAGCGCGCCGGCGGCGACCAGCTGCGCCAGCTTTAGGCTGGCGATGTTGAGCGCATCGTTGCGGCCGCCCTGCCCGGCCTGGCGCACCGTCTGCAGCTCGGCATCGAGCGCGGTGAGACCGTATTTGCGCACGGCCTCATCACCGGCCGCGATCGCGCCGTCGCCTTTACCGGCCGGCGGCTTCACGCCGGCGGCTGCGCGCGCGCAGATGCCGGATCCTGCAGGTCTTTCCTCGAAGGCGCCGCGGCGCAGGACCAGGTCGACCAGCGCCGGCGGCGCGGTCGCGACATCGAGCTGCTCGTCACCCCAGGCGTAGGCCACGCCGTCCTTGCGGACAGACGGCGGCGCGATGACATAGCCGCCCTCGCCACGGATATCGATCCGCGATTTCTTGCCGAGCAGGTCCGTCCGGTTGCCGATCTCGACGTCGTCAGGCAGCTGATAGTAGAGATGCACGCCGCCGCGCGGCGTCAGCGCGTACCTGGTCGGCGGCAACGGGCCGCCGATCGCGCGCTCGAGGTTGATCTGCAAGGCGGCCGCCTCATAGATCTCGCCGGTCGTCTTGTCCTCGCCGGCGTCGACGTCGACGACGAACGCGCCCATCTGCGCGCCGGTCGGCAGGCCGATCATGGCTTGCGGCCAGCGCTTCCACCATGCGCGGATCAGCACCTCGTCCGTGGTCGCAAGCTTCAGCCCGCCCTCGCCGGCGACGTCGCTTTTCACCAGCGGCTGCTTGGTGCCGGGATGACATGGGAAGACGGACCAGCCACGGACGGCAAGGGCGAGCGCATGCTCGAGCATTGTCATTCCGACTCGACCTCGACATCGCTTGCCGGCACGGCGGCCGCGCGCAACGCTTGTGCCCGCGCCAGGCCGGACTTCAACCGATCGAGCATCACGGTGTCGCTGTTGATGATGTCGATCAGGCGCACGATGCCGGCGAAGTCGTCGCGCTTGCGCATCTGGCCGGGGTCGGGAGACCGCCGCGCGCCGTCCTTCACCCAGAAGTCCTGGACGATCTCGATCCGCTCCATCTCCTCGAGGGCGGTCAGCTGCATGCGTTCGAGCGTGGATTTGCCCAGGGGCTTCACAGCGGCACCGGCGACAGCACGCGTGCCGTTTGGTATGTATGGGAAAAGCAAGGAGGCGATCGATGCCGCTTTACCACTCCGGCCCTAAGCAACTTGCTCCAGGCGATGTCATCGCACCGGGAAACTGGGGCTCGATCATTGCGGCAACCGGCCCCAGCCATCACTCGTGGCACCGTGAGATGACACTTGAGGCAGTGCGATCGGCACATTTTCCTTCGAAGCCGTCTAGACTTGTTGCGACTTTTAGCTGCGCGAACCTGGCAACAGCTGAATTTTATCGACAAGTCGCCGTTTCGCGCGGCTGGAAAGTGACTGCCGATCATTTGTACGAAATCGAAAAAGTCGACCCGTTGGCGATCGAGCATCGGGCGGACTTTAATCTTGTGGAGCCCATTCCCGGTCGAGGCGAAACGATGGAACAGATCGCATTTCTGTACTGGACCGCGGGTCGCTGGTACACGATCGCGGACGCCCCCGATATTCGTTGCGAAGAAGTCGTGACTCCGTCGGCGCTGAGGGTGGTAAGGGCGCTGTAGCATTAAGATCGCTCCGCCCGATGAGACGTGTTGCTGCTTCATGCACGCCCTCCCGCCGGCACCAGGCCGGCCGCTTGCATCCAATCGTTGATCTTGAGCAGGGCGAGGCGACGCGCCTCGGTGACGTCACGCGCCGGCCGCCAGGTGGTCGAGGCCGAGGCCTCAGGCAAGGTCAGGCGAAAGCAGGCCTGGTGACGGGCTCCCTCGTTGCGCATGATCTCGCCGACCTGGACGCGGCCGAGCAGGATCACCTCGCGCCCGATCGTCTCGGGTCGAAACTCCACCACGCCGTCATGCGCCTCGCCCGCCATGGCGCTACTTCTTCTTCGCCGGCTTTTTGGCGGGCTTCTTCGCCGCCTTCTTCACAGCCGCCTTGACCGGCTTCTTCACCTTCTCCGCCGGCGCCGCCTTGCCCTTCGTCTTGACCGGCGGGCCGTCATAGCCCTTGTGGCGCAGCTGCGGCGGCAGCCAGCCGGTTGACGGCACGTTCTCGATCGCAAAGGCAACGATATCGGCCTTTGGATTCTTGCCCTGCTGACGCGCCAGGTCTGGACCCACCGCTTCCTCGATCGCCTTCAGGCAAAGCGCCTTGCTGACGCCGGCGAAGTAGTCCTTGGCGTCGAAGGCTCCGCGCATCGCCGCGTTGAAGATCTTGGCATCGATCGCGTTGCAGATGGCGATCTCACTTTCATGCACATCGCGCTGGTCGAGTGCGCATCCCTGGAAGTCGAGCGCATCAGCCGCGATCTGCGCCAGCAGCGTGATCCGTTCGGCCGGCTTCAAGGCGAGTGCGATCGGCAGCGCCTTCTCCAGTTCCTCGGTACCGAGGATGCCGCGCGTGTCCTCCTTGGCGCCCAGCCCGTTGCTCGTCACCTCCACGCCCTGGCCATCGAAGCAACCAAAGCCGGCGAGCAGCACCGACAGGGCCAGCTGCTCGTCCTGGATCAGCGCTGTCGCCGCGGCCTTGGTCAGCTGCACGGACAATCGGTGCAGTAGCGCGTTGGAGATCTCCGGCTCGTCGGACGCCTTGCCGCTCGTCGACGGCATGGCCGCCGCCTGGACCCGCTTCGCCGCCTCCGGATCGCCCTTCGACAGTTTTGCATTGTCCGGCTTCTTGACGCCGTAGAGCACCGTAAGCTTGCCCTCTTCGACGTCGACGATGCAGCCCAGCGTCTTGCGCTTCTTGGCGTCGAAGGCACGCATCCGCACTGCGGCGTCTATCACCTCGATCTCGACGCGAAGCCGGTCCGCCTCCTCTCCCATCTCGTCGGTCCAGTCGTCGGCTTCCTCGATCTCCTCGACACGCCCCGCGGCCTTGGTGCGGCGATCGAGCTCGTCACCCTCATAAGCCAGCTTGCGGATCTCAGATTGCGGCCACCATCGCGCGCCCTGCGGCAGATCGCCCTCCAGCTCCGCCCAGGCCCAGCCGTCGGCGCGCAGCTCCTCACATTTCGCGGTGAGGATATCGCGGGCCATCTGCTTCAGCAGTGCCTCGTCGCTGACGATGTGCGAACTGCCGAACAGATCCTCGGTCAGCACGCCGCCGCGGGCCCGGTAGGCGTCTGCGCCGATGAATTCAACTAGCTGCGCGACGTCGCGATCGAGCGCGTCGGCGCCGAGCTCGCGCTTTACGCTCCATTGCTGGATGCGGCCGCCGCCCTTCGCCAGCTTCTCAAACACCTTGTCCTGCGTCTTGTGGTCGAGTGCCAAGGTGAAGGCCTGTGCAGTTTCGGCGGCAAGGTCGCCGACGCGCCAGGCCTGCCGGATTTTCGGGCTGAGCCGGCCGAGCGCGAGCGCCTGGCGCACCTCCTTCTCGGTCATGCCGTATTGCCGGGCGATGTCCTCCTCTGTCTTGCCGCGCTCCTCGAGCTTGGCAAAGGCTTCGTACTGGTCGACCGGGTGCAGCTGCCGCGCCGTGACGGCCGTGGTCAGCGAGTCCTCGAACGCGCCGGCCTCGTCGACCTCGCGCACCGTGCAGTTGATCGGCTGTTCGGCCTGTTCGCCGAACAGCATGTGGAAGGCAGCCAGGCGCCGGTTGCCGTTGGAGACGGCATAGAAGCCGTCGCCCACGTCCTTCACGATCAGGTTCTCGATCTGGCCGCGGGCGTGAAGGTTCACGGCGAGCTCGGCAATGCCGTCCTGCCGGCCGACCACGCGGGCGTTGATGCCGGCGCCGTCCTCGTGGCCGAACTTCAGGCGGTTGAGCGGAATCTGCAGGTCAGACATTGTCAGCCTCCGTTGGGGGTAAATTCTCGACGAGAAAATTGGCCGCCACGCCCAGCGGCGACGCCGGCGAGCCGTCGGGGTTACGCTTCATGGCGTGGCGGATGATTTCGGGCGGGCAGCCGTATTGCAGCGCCAGCGACAGCAGGATGGCGCCGTCATTGGCGAGCACGTCGAGCGACGAATTCACCTTCTGTGCGTTGAGGAACACCTCGACGATCGGGCCCAGCGTTCGGTCCGTGCGCAGCTCGCGGCCGAGTCCGACCTTGTAGCGCTGGTTGCCGTGCTCGATCGCGATGGTCTCATGGGCGCGCCGATCGGCGAGGCGGATGCGATGGGTCATGCTCTTCCCTTCGCCGGCATGGTGATCAGCGGCGTCCGGTCCGCTGCGTGGAACGCTCGCAGCATCAGCGCCGCTGCGCAGATCGCCAGCGCCACGGTCGCGCCCTCGGCCTCGGCCAGCGCCTCGATCGAGCCGGGTGCGCAGATCGCGGCCCCGCCGAGCGGCTCGTCCGCGCGCGTGCGGCCGTGCCCGATGTGCCAATAACAGCCTTCCGGGATCAGCGAGATCGCCGCGTCGATCGACGACGTGAAGCCAGGCACGCCGTACACTGCCGCAAGGCGCCGGACATAGTCGCGGTTGAGCATCCGCGCATCGGTGATCCGCCGGCGCGCGAACTCGCCGGTCTCGAGGAAGATGTCGGCATCGAGCATGCGATCGGCTTCCGTTGCGGTCTTGCAACGGACGGCGAGAGCTTCGAGCATCGCGGCGGTCTCGCTCATGCTCTACCTCCCGTAAACAGCGTCGGCTTCTTCGGCACATGCATGGTGCGTCGGTCGAAATAGTCGGGATCAGCGATGCCGGCGCGCCTCTTGTCGAGCGCGCTGCGGCCGGGCAGCGGATCGCCGAAGAACTCCGACGTGGTCGAGCGCTGTTGCGCCAGCGCCAGCACCCTCGCCCGCTCCTGCTCGGCGGCTATCTCCCGGGCGCGCTTGTCCTGCCAGCTCTTCAGCCGCGCCGGCGAGGCCGCGACCGATGGCGCCGCCTCGGCCAGGCGCCGCTGCCGCACATGCGAATTGTAGGCCTGCTTGCAGGCCTCCACGGTACGGCCCGGCATCTGTGCCGCGACGTTCTTCCAGTCGGCGCCGTAGTGCTCGACGGCGGCGCAAAGCTTCTCGATCTCCTCGACGGACCATTTATCGCCGCGGACTGGCCAGCTCATGCCGCCCTCCTCATCACCGGATGCTGCGTAAATCGCTCGACATCGTCCGTTCGCGTCAGCTCGTCGACCACCACCGGCGGAATCCAGAATGGGGCCTGTGGCTTGCGACCCTTGATCCAGACCATCCACACATACGCCGTGGCCGTGCCGCCCTCCGGATCCCAGCGGCCCTTGCACAGCGCGATGCGCTCGGAGAAGAAGGCGACCAGGGTCGGCGGCGTCATCGCGGGATCGTAGATGCGCTCATAGCGGCCCTCGCCTTCCAGCCATTGCAGGCGGACGAACATGGCGACGCCGACGCGGGCCAGCGCCAGCATGCGGGTCAGGAAGCTTTCCGCCTTCTCGTCGAACGGCGGGTTGGTGATGAACCAGTCGGCGGTCTGGCTGGTGTGCTCGTCGAGGAAGTCGCCGACGTCGCCATAGCCATAGTCGAAGATGTCGGAGGCAAAGACTTGCGCAAAATATTCCGTCAGCACCTCGGCAATATGCCCCTCGCCGCAGGCCGGCTCGCGCGCGCTGGCATTGTCGACGCGGATCTTCAGGTGCGCGAAGACGAGCTCGATCAGCGCCCGCGTCGCGCAAGGCGGTGTCGGGAAAAAATCCAGGCTGTCGTCGGGCTCGACCCGGCCGGACATGATCGCGCGGGCGCCGTGGATGATGCCGGAATTGTCGATCGGGTCGACCAGGATCGCGCGTCCGGCGATCAGTTTTTCGCGCGTGGCCTGGCACATCGCGGCAAACTCCGCCGCCGGCATCGCGGCCGCGGCCTGCGACCGCGCCGACAGTTTTCGCGCAATGCCGATCTCCTCGAGGGTGACGCGGCTGGTGTCGCCTTTCGGCCGCCGGCCCTCCGCGATCTGGCCGGCCTCGAGCAGCTGGCGCAGCATGCCGCCAAGCGTGCGCTCGGCCTCCATCTGCAGGACCGTCGCCTCGATCAGCACCTCGCGGTTCTGGACGCTGCGCGCATGCAGCTTGACGTGATCGAGCTGCAGCCGGATCTCCAGCACGTCCTTCACCTCCCTGGCTTGCACCAGCGCGGCCCGGGCGCGATCGTAGGCGGCAAGAAGACTCATCGGCGATAGGCCTCGCCGCTCGCATCCTTCTCGTTACGCATCGCCTGCCAGGCCTCGCCGCGCAGCAGCGGCAGCAGGCCGCCGATCGCGCCCAGCCAGCGCGAGGTCGGGTCCAACTCGCCGGCGAAGTAGGACTCGGTACAGGCGACGATGGCGACGCCGCTGGAGGTGCAGCGAATGCCCTCGGCCGGCCGCTTGTCAGCGTCGCGGATCTCTTGCGCCAGTAACGCAAAGCGCGTGTCGGCCGCGAGGCCATGGTGGCGCGCGGGCTTGGTCAGCAGTTCCTCAGTGAAGCCGATCAGCTCGGTGAGCGTCTGCGACAGCGGCCTCATGCTGCCGCCCCGTGCTCGCGCGAGAACCGCGCCCGCTCGTGCTGTACCAGCTCGACCAGCGAGCCGATCACATGCATCCAACGATCGAGCCGCGCGGCGGTCTCGATCTCGCCGCCCTGCGCCGCGGCGACCAGCGCCGTCGACGCCATCGCGACGTTGAGCAGCCGCACCGGATTGAGCAGGCCATTGGCCTTGGGGTCGGCGATCAAGAGGTCGAGCTGCAGCTGCTCGACGTGCATGCCGAGCAGCGTCGGGCCTTCCTTGCCCTGCAGGAAGTCCGTGGCGTGGCGCACAGCGCGTACCGCCAGCATGTTCGCCACCTGGCGCGAGGAAAACGGGATGTCAGACATCGCGGTCCTCCCGGATCAGCGAGAAGTAGCGGACGGCAGGAAACCCCGGGTGGACCTGGTCCCCGCCGTCCGCCTCCGCGGAGGGCACTCGCACGGATCTGAAGAAAAATGGCCGGCGCAGGCCGAGCGGATCGGCCCAGCGCCGTTGTTCGGCGCGCGCCGTCATCGCCTCCAGCTCGGCGCGCGAATAGGGACGCTTGGCCGGCGTGTCGCGGCGCCGGCCAAGCGACACCGCGCACGCCAAACCCAGCGCGGTGAAGACGAGAGCGATCGAGAGCAGGATCTTGAGGGCGATCATTTCAGGCATGTCTCCTCGTTCGCCGGGAAGGCCCCGGCGGCGGGTTGGCTCGAAACGCGGGTGGCTACTCGAATACGGCGCGGGGCTTAGGTCGGCGGCCTCGCGCGTGAGACGATTGCGAACGTGTTGATGATGAAGACGCTCCACATCGCGAGCCCGACGAGGGCTGCGGCCGGGATCACCAGGCCATAGGGGTCAAAGCCTTCGGGGCGCCGCCGCACGACGCGGACGATGCGCTTGTTGCGGCGCTCTGTGAGGTCAATGATCTCGGCGGTCATCGGTCTGTCCCCGTGTTCCAAAACCCCTTGAATTGCAGGGCGGACGGGTGTTTTCCACACGCGTCCACAGGGGACGAATTCTGCTTTTCGGCAGCCGGCATGGTCTCTCTCACCGACGAAAAGTTATCCACAGGACCAATATCGGCGCACCCAAAGCTTCCGGGCTCTCGACCTGCTGGCAGCAGTTCCACGATGATGCCGGTCATGATGTCACCTGCTGCACAGGCCGCTCGATGCCCTCCGGCCACTCCGCCTCGGCGGGCCAGTTGTCAGAGAACCACACCATGGTGCGCTGAAAGCGTCGGACCTGAATGTCGGCGCCCTGCTCCATCGCGGCCAGCTTCTTGGTATCGCCGAGCGCGCGCCAGCTGGCCGTAGAGAGATCGACTCCCTCCGCCGCTGCGTAAGCCCTTGCAACCCTGAGAAGCGAATCAATGCTGTCCATGCGCAACAATGGCGGTATTTCTACCGCTACGTCAACGGTCAGGTTACCGCTGGTTGGGGATTTTTCCGCCGGTCACACTACCGGTATGGCTGACAAAACCCTCAAAGGCATTCTTCGGCGCGTCGAGCGACGGCTCAAGGCGCTCGATATCACCGCCCAGGCCGCCTCGGAAGCCGCTGGCCTGTCGAAGGACGCAATCCGAAACCTGCGGCGCGCCGCCGATGGCGATCCCAATCGCAAAGGCGTATCGTCCCGGACCGCGCAGGGCCTCGCAAAAGCTCTGCGCACTGACCTTAATTGGCTGGTGGAAGGTACCGGGACGGAGGAGATCGAGGAGACCGGCGGGGAGCGCACCGTGCCGTTGGTCGGTTACGTCGGCGCCGGCGCCGAGGCGCATTTCTACGCCGTGGCGCAAGGCAACCTTGACGAAGTCCCGGCTCCCGACAATTCATCGCCTGCCACCAAGGCTGTCGAGATTCGCGGCGACAGCCTCGGCTCTCTCTTCGATCGCTGGCTGGTGTTCTATGACGATGTCAGATCCCCCTTCACCCTCGATCTTGTTGGAAAACTCTGCGTTGTCGGCCTCAAGGACGATCGCGTGCTGATCAAGAAGATCCGGCAGGGGTCGAAGAAGCACCTTTTCCGGTTGTTGTCGGAGCGCGAGCCGCCGATCGAGGATGTCGAAATCGAATGGGCGGCCAAGGTGAAGACAATGGTGCCGCGGTGAAGCGGATAGGCGCCGTGCTGGCAGTAGCCTCCCTCGCGGGTTGCGCTCCGTCCCAGCAGGCGCTGCTCGCCTCCGGTGGATCCAGCGATTTCAAGGCAATGCAATGGGTGGCGGACGAGTACGGCTCCGGCGAGCCGGATGCCATGGTCCAGGTCCCCGTCGACGGCCAGGAAAAGCCTTTCAAGGTTTTTGTCAGCAAGAAGAGCCAGCGCATCATGGTGCAGAACGGCCTCAACTCGGAGATCGCGGGTGCCGCGTTCACCCGAGGCTTGACGGCCGGCATCGCTAACAGTGGCCCCCCCGATAGGCGACCTTACGAGGAGGCGGCGAGGATCTATCTGGCTGGCCTACACGGCGAAGGCGCGTGCCGCCTGACCATCTTCTCTCCGGTGACCCACATCGGCTACGACTGGACCTACGACTGCTTACCTCCCGCTCGGTCGAAGCGGTAGAAGAACCGCTTTTTTGTTGACGCGGTAGAATTACCGCCTATGTTTCTCCGTGATCCATCTCACGGGGGACCTCCATGCTGCGCCTGTCTGCCGCCGACATCTCCAAGACCGACTTCGCCTACCAGCAGAAGCTTCACAGCCTCGCCTACATCCCCAACATCGATCGCTTCCTCGATCTGCGCTATCCGAAGGCCGGCCGCCACGTCGTCGCTCTGCGCGATGCGGCCGGACGGCTGTTGCGCCGCGCCTCGATCGACTCCTGCCTGGCCGCCCGCGCGGCTTATGAGGCCGAGCTGGCCGAGCAGACGCGGGCCGAGCAGCAGAAGGCCGACCTTGCCACCCGCCTCGCCCCGAGCGCGCTGGCGCCCTGCCGCGCCGATCTCGCCGGGCCCGCGGCCGTCAACCAGCTCGCCGACGACTTCATCGTGCAGAGCACCCGCAACGACGGCGTGGTGTTCGTCGACCTGATCCGGATGGGCTGGACCGGCGTGCAGCTGAAGCAGCACGCCCCGGCCGCCCGCATCGTCGCGCAGCGGCGGCAGGAGCGGCAAGTCATGGAGGCGGCGCTTTGAAACCCGCCAACGCCAGGGACATCGTCGCCGCGATGGCCGCTTACCTGCGCAGCGCCGGGATTCCCGAGACCGAGCGCGAAGCCATCCGCCTGCTCCTCGCCGGCGGTTTCCGCTATGGCGAGATCGTCGTCTGCATCGACGACGCCCTGGTCGAGGCCCGGCAGCAGGCCGTGACCGAAGCGATGGCCGAGGCCGGCCATGGAGGCTGATTTCCAGCTGTCCGACGCTGCGGCGCGCTTTGCCGACCTCGTCGGCACCCGCCACGTCCTCGACGTCGCGCTGGAAGCGCCGCTGCAGACGCCGCCGCAGCTCAAGGCCTGCGACCATTGCGGCGCCGGCTTCCTGCGCTGCAGAACGCAGCGGTTCTGCTCGCGCAGCTGCGCCGCCCTGGCGCGACCGGCGCGCACCTCGCAGCGACGCGTGCGCCGCCACGTGCCGAACGATGACCTGATCCTCCGCCTGCTCGAACTCAGCCCCTTCGAGCGGGCCTCTGACGGCCGCTGGTGGTTCGGCACCAGGCGCATCGGCGATGCCGCTGTCGCCCGCCTGATCGCCGGCGGCCGCGCGGAGGTGGTCGGGAAGCGGCTGCAGCGCCGGCGCCAGGAGGCCGCGGAGTGAGCCAGCCTCTTGCCCGCCAGCGCATCAAGGTTGCCGACGCGGTCGCCCTGCTCGGCCTCGAGGCCCGCACGATCAGGGACATGGCCCAGCGGGGCGAGATTCCGGGCGCCGCCAAGCCACGCGGGGTCTGGACATTTGACCTCGCCCTGCTGGAAGATTACCAGCGCAGGTGCGAGGAGACGGC